GGATGCCAGAATGACTAGAGAATGGTTTAAAGTGTTATTTAACTACGCTTTTAACCAACTTGGCGTGAATAAGATAATAGGCACAGTGGATAGCACAAACGAAAAGGCTTTAAAGTTTGACAAGCACATAGGCTTCGTTGAAGAAGCGGTTATTGAGGGGGCCGGAAAACACGGTGATCTTCATATTTTGACAATGACACGGCAGCAATGTCGATTTTTGAGGGATTGAAATATGGGTATCGGAAAACAATCAGCACCCGCCGCACCTGACTACACTGGCGCAGCCAATGCAACAGCAGCAGGTAATCTCGAAGCTGCAAAATATGCGACACAGGCCAATCGTGCAAATCAAATCACCCCTTACGGCTCGCTGACTTGGGCGCAGGGAACTAATCCAGACGGTACAGCCAACAATCAATGGACACAGAGCATCAACCTAAATGATGCTGGTCAAAAGCTCCTCGATCAATCAAATAAAACAAGTCAAGGTCTTGCTAACCTGCAAGATGCAGCTACGGCTCGTGTAGGCCAGACTATGGGGCAGGATATTCCCCAATCGTATGACCCTACTCAGGCAACGAATAACGCCTCTGACCTGCTTAACGCTCGACTGCTTCCACAGCAGCAGCGCGATCAGGAAATGTTGGATACAAAACTGGCAAATCAGGGTATCACACAAGGCTCCGAGGCATGGAAAAACGCACAGGGTGACTTAGGCCGCACTCAGAATGATGCACGCATGCAGGCCCAACTACAGGGCATTAGTTTAGGACAAGGCCAGCAGGCACAGCAATATGCCCAGGCATTGACCAATCGCAACCTGCCAATGAATGAATTGAACGCAATCCGCACCGGCTCACAGGTGACAAATCCGACCTTTAGCAATTACGCACAGCAGGCCACGACACAAGGCCCAGACCTACTCGGTGCGGCCAATAGTCAATATGGTGCTGCCAATAATGCTGTTAATGCAGCCAATGCAGGCGTTTCCAATGCAGTGGGTGGCCTGTTTAGTCTTGGTGCTGCTGGTATCGGTAAGGGCGGACTATTCACTAGATAAGGAACATGATGGCAACAGCACAATTCTCCGCTCCCGGCATGGAAGACCAGATTGCTCTCCAAAACCTAGAACGCCAGCGCCAATACGCTCAGGCACTGCGTAAACAGTCTATGGAGCCACTGCCAGCCGGTCAAATGGTAGGTCAGCACTATGTCGCTCCAAGCTGGACGCAAGGTTTGGCAAAAGTACTGAATGCCTACCAAGCCAATAATCTTGAAAACCAAGCTGATGAAAAGCAAATTGCTTTAGGTGAAGCTATGCATCAACGCAATGCAAACGACATGCGCGGCATTTCAGAGGCCCTTCGCGGTACGCCCAGCCAATCAGTAATGGCTCCTACCAATGATACGACAGAGGGTGGCCCTAACGTCACAGTACCCGGCAAAGGCCAAGATATGAGCCGTGCAATGGACTTGATGATGCAATCGAGCAATCCGTCGATGAATCAAATGGGTCAAACCCTGTTTACTTCACAATTCATGCCCAAGTCTCCCAAGTGGGAAAAAGCAGAGCGACCAGACGGTAAGGGCGGTTCTACAACTGGCTTTGTTGATGTTAATTCGCATGACCCTTGGAGCACCTTCCAAGTGGGCGGTACTCAATCAGCTAAACACGAATTTGTCAACGGGCAAGCTGTAAACCCATACACAACACAGCCTGGACTTGTTATCCCTAAACAAGCTGAAGCTCCGAACCTTGGAACCAATCTTGTCATACCGGGCGCTAATGGTGAGATGGTACCCAATCAGCCCCTTATAGATGCACGCAAGGCAATCGGTAAAGCAAGTGCCACAAACGTAAACAATAATGTAAGTATGGCTGGCCCCGAGAATGCATATAACAAGCATATTGGCGAGGGACTGGCAAAAGAAAGCCTATCCCAAGTTGAAGCGGCTAAAGCTGCACCAGAAGCAATTAGGGTGGCCCAGGGAATCAAGTCTGCTATTAAAAATGGTGCTATTACTGGTACGGGTGCAGACGTTCGTTTATCAATGCAAAAAGCACTTGAAACGGCTGGAATTATTGGAGAAGGAAAGGCTGCAACAACTCAGGAACTAATGTCTGGCGTTAGTAAGCTGACACTTCAAGGCGTAAGGACTTCGGGCTTAGGTGCTGGAAACGGTTTCACTGATAAAGACTTGGCATTCTTGCAGTCTGCAATCAGCGGTTCTATTTCTGACACCCCTGCAAATTTGAATAGGGTTGCTGATATTGCCGAGAGAGTAGCTAGAGTTAACCATGCTAAAGGAAGTGCGATTTTGAAGCGGTGGAGCAATGAGCCATCACTTAAGAATATCACGCAAGACACAACACTAGATAACCTTCCGGCAACAGCGCAATCCAAAAGTGCTAAATTCTTAGGGTTCGAATAATGCCAATAGCACGTTTCCAAATGGATGATGGCCGGGTGGCTCGGTTTGAGGTTCCAGAAGGAACTTCACCTGAACAAGCTCAATCCATGATGATGGAGCATTTCACCCCTGCTCAACCCATGCAGCAATCTGCACCATTGACAAAAACAGAGCGCTTTATGAAGGGGGTGACAGACCCGATTGAAGGCGGAGCTCAGTTCCTAACGAAAATCCTACCTCAGAGCGTCGTTAATGCTGGCGATTCAATGCAGAATTGGATTGCCGATAAAACAGGTTTGATGAATAGGCTCCCCGCTGGCGGTTCTGATGAGCTATTCAGAAAAAATGAAGCCGACTACGAGGCAAGACGCAAAGCAAGCGGTGAGACTGGAATAGACGCTGCACGGTTGGCAGGAAATGTACTTAGTCCTGCTAATTTATTGCTGGCTGCAAAACTACCCACAGCAGCGGCTGGTGCTGGACTGGCTGCAAAATCGGCTTATGGCGCTCTAGGCGGTGGTCTTAGTTCAATTTCATCCCCAGTGACAGAGGGAGATTACTGGTCAGAAAAAGCAAAACAATTGGGCGCTGGACTGGCGCTTGGCGGTGCTGCTCCAGTAGTTATAGGCGCTGGTGCAAGGGTAATCAGTCCAAATGCATCAGTGAATCCGAACCTTAATCTATTGAAATCTGAAGGTGTAAAGCCAACAATTGGTCAAACGCTTGGCGGTGTTGCTAACCGCATGGAAGAAGCTGCTATGAGCCTACCTTTCGTAGGCGACTCTATCAGCATGGCACGCAACCGGGCAAAAGAGCAATTCAACCAGGCGGCAATCAATCGAGCAATGAGCCCCATCGGTGGTAAAGTTGAAGGTGTAGGTGCTGGCGCTGTCAAGGAAGCTGGTGACGCCATAGGCTCGGCCATTGATAAGGCAGAGCGTTCACTTGGCGGATTCAAGATTGACCAACAGGCAACGAATGACTTAGAAAGTCTGAAAAATCTCGCAGCTACTGGTTTACAAGGCCGTGAGCGAAACACCGTTGAAAAATACTTCAAGGATTATCTGAATCGGCCAGCATTAACAGCCGAATCATTTACTGAATTGAATAGCAAACTTGGCTCCGATATTGCCAAATTCAAATCTGGCGATGCTTATCAGCAAAAAGTCGCTGATGCCTTATCTGAAGTGAAGCAAATCATTACCGATAACGCGATGCGGTCAAATCCTGTCGCCGCAGATGATTTACGAAAAGCGCGTGAGGCTTATGCTAACTTGGTGAGGCTTGAAGGTGCATCTGTAGCTGCCAAAGGTACTGAGGGAGTGTTTACACCGGGTCAGTTACTAACAGCAGTGCGCGGTGCAGATAAAAGCGTTAGAGATCGCTCCACAGCCAGGGGAACGGCCCTCATGCAGGACTTGGCAAGCGCTGGACAATCTGTACTGGGTAACAAACTGCCAAATAGCGGCACTGCTGACAGGATGATTTACGGCGGTGGCTTACTTGGTGCTGGCGCTGGTGGAATGACTAATCTGCCACTCACAGCCTCATTGATTGGTGGTGGTATGGCTGCTTATACGCAACCGGTTCAATCTCTGATGCGCGGCGCAGTAAGCTCTCGACCAGAACAGGCCAAGGTGATAGCCGATGCGTTGAGAAATAGAAGTTTGATGCTTGCTCCGGTAGCTGGACAAATGGGCGCGGAGCTTTTGAAATAAAATTGAAAATGAAACAGTGCTAATAGGAACAACTATAGCACTCAGTATTTGGTGGTCAGTCATAGGGGTAATTTATGCCATTTAACGGAAGCGGAACATTTAACGTATTCACGCCTGGAAACCCGATCTCGAACGGGCAAACAAGCGATGCGGTACTGTTCAATAATACTATTTTAGATTTAGCCTCTGGTCTATCAAACACTTTAACGAGGAATGGTCAATCTCCTGCCACGGCCAATATTCCTATGGGAACAAATAAGCTCACAGGCTTAAGTGCAGGTTCTGCCAATGGTGATTCTTTGCGTTTTGAGCAGCTATTTAGCCAAGGACAGTCAATAACTGTTGCAAGTGCAGCTACAACTGATATCGGGGTTCAATCTAGTACAAGTATCGAAATTACTGGAACCACATCAATCACGAGTTTGGGAACCAATTACAATGGGCCAAGGTTCTTGCGATTTACAGGGGTGTTAACGTTAACTCAATCTGCGTCTTTGAACTTGCCAGGTGGCTCTAACATTACTACCTCAGCTGGTGATACCGCTATCGCCATCCCCAACCAAGGGTTGACCGGTTGGAACGTCATTTACTACAGTGTTTCATCATCGTCCGGTTCATCGCTTGTCGGATTTATGTCTGGCGGTACTGGTTCTGTTTCGCGCACTGTTCAGGGAAAAATGCGCGAGAACGTTAGCGTTAAAGACTTTGGCGCTGTCGGAGATGGGGTTACTGATGACACTGCGGCTATTCAGGCTTCAATCAATGCTGTCGCTGTTGGTGGAACTCTGACATTCCCATCTGGAACCTATCTCACTGCAAGCCCTGTTACCCTGAGTAAATCAATCTATATCAATGGTGCAGCAACAACTCGACAAGTGACTTCTGGGTCTAATGTCGCAAGCGGTGTGCTGTGGAAATACTCCGGTTCTGACAAACAGCTATATATCTACAACACAGGTTCTTCACCTCTAAACGGAATTGTGATTGATGGCATCGACTTTCGTCCGACTGTTGACGGTGCTGCTGCTAATTCCGTTGTTTTCGAAGCGAATGGACAATCTATTTTTGGTGTGAGATTCAAGAATTGTCACTGGCAGTATTTTGGAAAATATGCTGCTGCTGCCCTATCCGTTGGCTCAGGCGATGTTTGGGATATTGCTTTTGAAAATTGTGGCGGGTCAAACCATGAAACGTCAACTACGGATATGTTTTATTTCTGGTCACAAGCAACCGGTGGAGCTGGTGCTACAGGTGGATTCAAGATTGCTTGTACGGACTGTTATTTCCAGTCAAGGGCCGCTGGGTTTCAGGCAATTAAAGCATCTGGACTTAACCTTGTTGATGGGTTGATTGAAGTAGTGCGCGCAAACTGCATCGGCACATACAGCGGGGGAGCGTCAACCATTCTTGGGACACATTACGAGTCTAATTCCATGACTGGAACAACCGGAATAGTTTCTGTTGGGGATAAGAGTTTCTTTGCGCCAGCAACCGTGCAGACTTTTTCAACGGGTATTAACTGTGGCGCTACGAACACAACAATCATTCCTGCGGGCTCTGGGAATACGACTGATGTTGTAATTTCTTCTGGTGGTAGCCGAGTTGGGACGATAGTATACGCAGGAAACCAGACCATCAGCGACTTTAGATATACGAACGATGGTGTGAAGGAAGTTTTTATATTTCAAACTTCTGATTGGAATACGTGGATACCTGCCTTGAAATTCGGAGGTGCTAATGTCGGCATGACAGGAACATTTACGGGAACTCGTACTCGTGTTGGGCGGCTTGTAACTGGAACATTTGAAATAACGCTGACAGCACTGGGTTCATCAACTGGAAATGCCGCAATCACAGGATTACAAGACATTTCTGGGGTATATGGTTCTGTTAATATTAATTATCAAGCAAACCTTGCTGGTGCAACCATTATCCAAGGGCGAGTTGAAAAGTCACAGGCCGTCATCAATCTTGCGAAGAACAATCTTGCGACAAGTGCAGCCATGACCCAGGCTGACTTCACAGCAACCTCCACTTTATACGGTTCGTTCAGCTACAGCATTTAAGGAGCAATAATGCCGGCACTCATTCAACTTGCAAGGTCAAAATCTCTCTGGTTTGCAAACGCACTTATAGCATGCGGCGTTGTCCAACAGATCGGTGGACTTGTTATTCCTGTAGAGTATCAAGGTCTTGTTATGTCAGCGATCGGCCTAGTAGCGGCTGTCCTGCGCTTTCTCACCAATAAAGCACTCTCGGAGAAATAAATAATGTGCAATCAGAATTGTAATCAAGGCCGGACATGTAACTGTAAACCTAAGCCTCCTGAGAAAAAGCAATAATGAAATGACAGACGCTAACTTTGACATTCTTGCAGCGAAGCTATCCGGCGTAGCTGGTGCTTTGCTATCCCTTAATTTCATCAAGGGTACATGGCCTGAACGTTTTGCAATGGGTTTCGGCGGTGCTGTGATTAGTCTATATGCAACTCCATACATTGCAACGAAAACCGGACTCCCTGATGGTTTATCTGGGTTTCTGGTGGGAATGTTTGGGATGGCGATCACGGCCAAAATCTGGGAGGCAATTCAAATAACACCCGTCAAGGATATGTGGCAAACAGCCATAAACGGTGTTAAGAATCGCATCGGGGGATGATATGGAGACATTTTTAATGGTGGCAATTCTGTATTTGATTGCAGGGCTGGCGCTTGTCGGTGTCCTGGCCCCTCATTTGAACGACACACTAACCCAGCGTGTAGGGCTTTCATGCTTGTCTATCGGCGCTCTAGGGATGGCAGAGTGGTGTAAAAACAACGATACACCATGGTCATTAGGAATAATGTTTATGGGAATCGGTGTATTCATGGTAGCTACGGCGGCAAAACTGTATCGAACCTATCATGATGCACAAAACAAGCGAAGACGCATCACAGATAGACTTCACTGGAGCGAAAAATGAAACTTTCCCAGCATTTTGATCTGGCTGAATTGACAGCAAGCAATAAAGCCACTCAAATGGGAATTGATAACACGCCACCGCCTGAGCTAATCCCCAGACTTGTGCTATTGGCAGACATGCTAGAACGCATCAGATCGACCCTCGGCGTGCCGATGACGATCACTAGCGGATACAGGTGCAGTCAACTGAATTCTGCCATTGGAAGCCGCAATACATCCGATCACCCGCAAGGTCATGCTGCTGATTTTGTCGCTCCTGCTTTCGGTACTCCCACTGAAATAGCTCGATTATTGGCTCCACTTGTCAAAGTGCTTGGAATTGGACAAATAATCCTAGAGGGCGTAGCCGGCAAGCAATGGGTTCATGTATCCACTAGAGAGCCTGAAAACGCAATCAATCGGGTTATCACAATTACTGATGCAGGTACAGTTTCTGGAATTGTAGGACTGGCATGAGCGGTCTAGAGCTATCCATTCTTGTATGTGCTATTGCATGGATTGCAATCGCTATCATTTTGACAAACCTAGAGGATTAAAGTGGCACTTGACCCTATTACTGCTGGCATGGACTTAATTGGAAAAGCGATTGACCGATTCGTTCCTGACCCAGCACAGCGCGATGCAGCAAAGTTTGCAATGGCTCAGGCACAAGCAGACAACGACCTTAATGCTGTAAAAGTCGCTATGAGCGCGATTATTGCCGAGGCCTCAAGTGCAGACCCATGGACAAGTCGGGCTAGACCATCATTCCTATATGTCGTTTATATTTTGCTTTTATTTGGCTTGCCAATAGGTGTTTTATCTGCTTTCCGTCCAGATATGTCAGTAGCAATTGCATCTGGGTTTAAGGCATGGTTAAATGCCATTCCCGATAGTCTTTACCTATTGTTTGGTACAGTGATGACTGGTTATGGTGTCCAGCGAACTGTTGAAAAGGTAAAGGGTGTAGCCTAGAAAATCAGCCAATCTCTACGTCATGAGGCTGGCGCTTACCTGAGAGTATTTCCTGCATTCTTTTCTCAGTCTGACGGTGGCAACGTATCATCGTCCGGGCTGGTAGTGCATTAACACATTCAGCATAGTCTTCAAGAATAGACCGGACTGCGAACATACCGGGCCCAGATAAACGCAGTGTTTTCCCCTCCATTGATCTACGTCCAGCCTCTGCAAGTGCAGTGATAGCATCCATAAGCAAGCCGGATTCATCAATAGCAACACCGGATTTAATAAGCGTTTCCATCAAGTTTACGGCATCGCTGACCACGCGCCAATCATCAGGCTTTGGGTCATGATGAGTCTCCATAGACCGCAAACCCTGCCACATAGAGGTTAACTGATGCACACGAAAAGCCTCTGACAATGGATTAGCCGTAGATGCCATTAGTTCGTCTATCAGCGTGTAGTGGGTTTCAGAGTATCGGTTCTTTTTCATTTTGTAATCGTTGCATCCTTTGGTTTTGTGTAAATTGGTTCAGATGTCCGCACGTCCGACTCATCCACAGGATAAACCGCATCCTGACATACGCAATCCTCATCCCATGAGGGCGCACCTTCATGCCATGCGATGTACCCTACGGGCTCCTGCTTCTCCCAAGCATCGAGTGCTGCGCGCAGTTCGTCAATCTCGGCTTGCATTGCCCAATGTGTCGGCAAGTCTCTATCACCCCACGGCTTGATTGTCATACTCTGACCTTTCTGCGATGTGAACGCATAAAAATGGTACAACCAGAATCAAGGCGGAAGAGCCAAAATTGTTTTCGACGGATTCTCATTTTCACTTCCTTGCCTCCAGCATGGCATCTGCCTGTTGGTATGCCCAATCAGCACGCTGCTCGAATGTGAAGCCGTCTGCGCCCTTGGGGTTTGTTGCTGCGGCTTGCATCGCCTTGGCTGCGAAGTAATCGCGCAGGGTCATGCCACCTCCGTATTCAGGGTATATAGGCTCGCCATTGCGCGTAGCATCACATGGCCCGGGGAATGCCTGTCCGCCTGTATCTTTGGTCATTTAGTTTCTCCTGTTGCTTTAGCGATGGCTGCACGGGCTTTTGCTTCTCGTTCTGCACTTGAAATCGTGGGGTTCCACGAGTCAATCAAAGCCTCCAGCAACTCAGGCGCTGCTGCGATTAGGCGGGCATTGGTTTTGCATTCTTCTTTGGTTATCGACTGGTTCCCGTCCACTCCGTGAGAGCTAGACTCCCCGCAAAAAGCAACGCAAGCGCCGATTGTTGTACCTACGCGTTGCCCATTTGCAAACCACGGCCCCGGTGTATGTTTACTCACAACACACCTCCTTTTAGTTCGACCCTAATCACCGCATACTCGTCGTAACGCCCGCCTGCTGGATGTTTCTTCGCCCATCGGTTACTTTTCTTGTAGAACTTTTCCCACACATCGGCGGTGTCTTGGGCTGTTGGGCAATCGGGTCGCAGCGAGTCCATAGCTCTGCACGTTGTTGCGAGAGATTCCGCATCGCTCTTGTCAAGGAACGCAGCAACTGTGTGGTGGCCCTCGTAGTCGGTACATGCGTTTAATAGATAGACGTAGCGCTTAGTAGTCATAACACACCCCCAATCCGTTGCTTACGCTGCGCGTCTGCCATTGCTTGAGCATCTTCACGGGTGAGGAATACAAGACCGTAGTCAAGATAGTCTTTGCGCATTCCCTCCGACCATGTAAACGTTGTTATGCCCCAGTGACCAAAGCAATAAAACATCGTCCCCTCCGAAGGCGCATCCACCTCCGGCGCAACAAGCTCAACGCCGCCAATTACTACTGTGCGTTTCTTGGCGGGTTTCCAGCGGAACAGCATATTGTTTTTTACGAATGTCGGGGCTACCATATGTTGAACCCAGCTATTCGCAGTGTTCTCACTTGCGCACTCCCATTCCCTGCGCGGGTCAGGGCCGACCTTTCCACCTTGCACCCACTCGTGCATGGCTTTGTAAAACTCAATCTCAAATTCATTAGCTTTAAAAGTTTTCATTTCATCTCTTCCTGATATTCAATTTCAGCACAAATAAAGCACAGTAGATTGGCTTGAGCTGCCTTTGCTGCGGCCCAGGCTGCATCCCCGGCCGCATCCCCGGCTGCGGACCAGGCTGCGGCCCAGGCTGCATTCCTGGCTGCGGCCCCGGCTGCGGCCCAGGCTGCATCCCCGGCTGCGGCCCCGGCTGCATCCCTGGCTTCGGACCAGGCTGCGGCCCTCCTGGCTGCGGCCCAGGCTACGGCCAATTCATCATCAGTCGCATTTCCGTATGCATGTCGTTCGGCAACATCAATAGCAGCAATGCTCCTATGGTCAGTCATAAGATGCTGCACGCTTCTAGCGCAATCAACGGAAAACAAGCGAATTTCCTTTTCATAACCATCAACTGCCCTAAGACACCACAGCGCGTCATCAATACCGTTACTTTCTAGAATCGTAGTGATTGCAATCGGCTCATCATCTGCTTTTGTCTTTCCTAGATTCTTGAGCAGTTTTGTCCATCCATCAGGGCAAGGCCCGTGACTACGTATCTTGTTTAAAGTAGTTTTCATATCTATCCTTAGTTGTTGAGCCTGAATCTTAGCAGTCAAACATCACTTTTTTAATAGGTGTTTTCCCTA